CGACGCCACTATAGTCAATTACAGAGGGGCTGTCTATAACTGGCGGGGCCATCCTACTGTAACTACGTTTAATCCAATAGAGGTAGAGAGAGGTGTCTTCTATAAGACTACTATAGATGAAGAGGATGTTAAACGTGACCTCGAGGCCCTACTTCGCAGTAAGAAAACCCTGCGAGATAGTGACATCGATAAGATAGTTAAGACTCGTATGTGGAACCCCGTCCCTGTAGGTAGTATGATGTGGCACTTCAGGAAGGATATAAATATCATCAAACAAGAGATACTGAACTATGCAAACACAAAATAAACATGTCACAGAGCGGGCTGCCTTATTCAATAAGTTGCGCTCTCTGGGTATCAAGAGTATCGTCGTCTACTATTGGCATGATAATAATCAACCCTGTCTCCTAGCGCCTCTCTATAACTCTGACGTTACTGACACGTACATGATATCCGCTAATTTTAATATCGAGGAGACTAAGTTGATCTGGAGTATTGCGCGCAATCTACTGCCCCATGATAATCAAGAAGGACACATCACTATTATTGTTTAGTTTATATGAATACTAAGAATCTAGCGTACTGGTATCTATTAATTGGGGCCGTCTATGGTCTTACTGAACGTACTATTGACGTTGCTAAACAGGGGTTCACTCTTCTGGAGATAGGTACAATTGCCGTCATAGTTTTCACCCTAGTATGTATTATCTGTGTGCGTCCCTATGACTAATAGCCTATCTAATAAACATAGGCCCCGCCGACTAGCTGACTATGTAGGTGGCGGATTGGCCATCTCGCTAGTTAAGGCTCTTATCAGCAGAAATCTACATAGCTCGGCAGGTAATAATGTTTACTCAGCGGGGAATATGTTAATGTGGGGCCCGCCTGGTTGCGGTAAGACTACACTAGCCCTACTATATGCTCGTAGCACTCTCTGCCCTAATCGTGAGCCCGGTAGCTGGGAGGGCTGCGGTGAGTGCCCCGTATGTCTGGGTACCGATACCACTAATATTTATCACTATACTATCAGTAGCCCTACTGAGGCCCGGCCTCATATAGAGCGCTACCTGGATATAGCCTATGCCAGTCCTGTAATAGTAGGGGATAGAGAAGATCAGTATCGCCAGTTCATCATCCTCGATGAATTTCAGCGTATCAGCCCTGAGCTAGCATCTCTATTACTAGAGGCCATTGAGTTCGGACCCAATCATACCAGTTGGATCCTCTGCACTATGGATAAGCAGAAGCTAATGGCTAATAAGGTGACGAGCCAGGCCATAGAGCGCCGCTGCTTAGAGGTACCGCTATCTAATCCCCCCATTGATGATATGGCAGGGCGTATTTGTGATATAATGAACATAGAGCTGGAGGCAGCTCAGGCCCTCGTTAAACTGGCCGGTAGCGCTGGTAGAGCATGGTCTCTTCTAGAGCGACTATTACTAGTTAATACAGTAGAGGATATCACCTATGACCTAGTTTATGATGAACTAGCAGGTGGCGCTACTGTAGAGGGCCGAGCTGCATTCTGGAGCGCCCTGTCTCTCAGTGATGTGAGAACCGTCCGCGCTTATATCAAGATGTGGCAACTCGACATTAATGGGGAGGTAATCGCAGGCCTTCTAGTGGAGGATATCATTAATAGAATTACTGGACCTAATCCCTCTATAGAACGATTACTTGCTGACCTGGCTCGCTGGTGGGGTAATAAATCGTACCCACTGGAGGCTGTTCTACTAGCCCATCTGGGTACTAGTGTGGTGCCCTCTGTACCCTTGCTATTAACTCGAGGTACGGGACTGAGGTGGCTGCAGTGATATACCTGACTACTACACCTGTCACTCTACTCAACTATCACTTGCGGCAGCAGGGTATTACTCCTCTAGTAGGACACGATGCATCCTGTCTCGAGTGGGGTAACTTCCTAGAGCCAGTGGTGGTTATATGGGAGGGGCCCCCTACTATCGATCATGTGACACAAGTAGATGGTAACACCGCCTATCTCGTCTTCGATAGGATACCAGCTGCATGGGCCGCTCGCGGTACAATATATGAGGTAGACCCCAATCAGTATCAGGCTATCCTGAATAAGGTAGGGGGCGTACTCACACAGCAGGGGCGCCTTAATCTATGGCGAGCCTATCATATGGCCCCTCGTCGCCTGGGGGCAGAGCTATTAATACTCAGCCTGCTCTATAAGGAGACTGGTAAGCCAGTAGATTGGGTCGAGCCTAGTACTCGGAGTAATCGAGTACGCCTGGGTCGCGGGGCCCGCCACATACTTAACCTAGATAGTGAGGTATATGTAGCATTGATGTCTAATAGCCGCACTGATAGTATAGGCGTTGCTATAGAGAGAGTAGCTGCCTGTGTTAGAGCAGGGGGCCCTCGCTCTACCTGGCTGGCACTAGCGTTAGAGGAGTGGATAGCTAGAGTGGGGCCCACCCCATCAGAAGACGACCTCGCCTTTCTCGACACACTACTGAACTAGGGTACCGAGTGCTGGCTCCTGCCGCATAACTGCGGCTATCGCATCGATTAGTCGCGTCTATAAGGTTACTGGTTCACCTAAACCAGATATACACCACATACAACTACACGAATATGTCTGATTTATTACTTAATGTCGATAACAGTTATCTTGATTTAGCTACTGAATTGAACATTGATATCAGTACTATCACTGATACTATTGATATCAATACATCGAAGAGCAGTCTCAATACATACTTTACCTCGCTGCCTAAGGATATTGTCGTCCGCCGTCTTAATAGCGCTAGTTATCAAGATAGCCAAGAGATGCGCTGGGCCTACCCAGGTCAGGATGACCCAAAGTTATTCGAACAATTCGAGGGCGTGAATGGTGTGATTGTACGGTTACAGGGCGTAATACTACAGCACCAGGCGCAGTTAGACCACAGCTATTGGGATGAAGCTAATAGTAAATATGTGCGCTTCTGTAATAGTGTGGGATATAAGCGTACCTATCCTGATGGTAGTATTAAACTAATCCAGGCCCTCCCTGAGAACGTATGTCTCAAGGGCGTAACTGAATATGGAGATCCACCCAATCGCCCTCTACCTATTATCGATAAGCTAGGTCTAGTTGGTAAGAAGGGCATGACCTGTAGTGAATGTATTCGCGCAGGCCTGCATAGTCAAGAGGTAGAAGGTAAGGACCGCCCTGTTACCTGTAGCCCGACGGGCCAACTTATCTTCTATGTTACAGGCTTCACCACTCGAGTATTGTCCAATAAGGGAGGCAAGGTCACATCTACCTTCAATGACTATACAGTGAAAGAACTCATGGATGATACCGGCTTCATCCTAATTATTCCCCTCAAGGCAAAGTCTACTCGTCGTGGTATCTGGGATGCCTCAACTAAACAGTGGACTAGTGTTGGCTATGAAGCCATGGTCAATAATCTCATCTACAAGCACAGCAAGGACTTCGATAATGCCCCTGTTGGCAAACGCGATACTATTGCAATGAAGATGAGTCCTTATTTTCAGACTATTATCATTAGTATCGTACCGCCTAATCCAGAAGATAAGAACCCCAAGGCATCACTAAACTTCGCAGTTAAGGAGATTCCTGACTTAGGGGCTATTAAGGCAGCACGCAAGTACTGGCAGCAGATTAATCCTGCTGGTGAGATTAATGTTCTTAATGAGAGTGACTTTAGCAACACAAAGAGTGTTGGCCCGTGTACTGCGGAAGTCGTAGAAGAAGAAACAATTGAGATTAATGGAAACCCCTGGGCCGAATGATAATACGAGTAGATGGTAACTGGGCCTATATACCAGAACTACTGCCAGGCTGTCATAGACATCTCTGTGCAGTGCTAGACGTAGAAGAAGCCCGCTCTATAGCGAGTATTCTTCCTATTGAACCTCTAGCTATACCCGCTCATTACCCTCTCTATTATCCAGATGGGCGAGGGGGCTGTCGCTTATTGGCGGGCCTCCTCCCTCTCTATATGGAGTTACTACGGCGGGCCGGCCATACTGCTACTCTAAAGCTGCTCCCCCAACCAACTCTACTCGATCCCGTTATAGATACCAGACTACGCCTCGACCAACGAGAGGCAATAGCTAGCGTATTACGGGGTTACCGGGGCTACGTGCGGGCTGCTACTGGTTATGGAAAGAGCGCTGTTATTGCCACGCTGATGAAATACTTCGAGGCCCGCCGACTCATAGTAGTACCTACCGTACGTCTACTCTACCAGATGGCGGAGGATGTGCAGGAGTGGGCGGGCCTCTCTCCTGGACTAGTAGGAGATGGTAATGATGATATTGGAGCTATGACTATCGCTACCGTAGATACTCTCTATGAGCGTATTAAGCGGGGCGATAGACGCTATATAGAGTGGCTCTCTGGTATTGAGGTCGCTGTGTTCGATGAGGCGCATACCTATATGAATGCAAGTGGTATCACTACTGCTCTGTCATTAGTCAACGCGTGTTATAAGATTGGCATGACTGCTACACCTACTCGCCCTAAGATGATGGAGGCTATATTCGGCCCCCTTCTTGCAGAGTATCAAGAGACTACTCTCATCGAGAGCGGCGTCATTATGCAACCTAAGTTCGAGTTCTATCCAGCTCCTCCCGGTGCAGTAACGCACGGCTCATTCAATAAGCCCTTTACACCATGGCTCTATAATCAGCTATACGATAGCGTCATAGTTAATAATAGAGCCCGCAATGCCCTTATAGCAAGGCACGCATGCCGACTGATAAATGAAGGCTATGGGCCTGTGCTCATCCTAGTGCGTAAGGTAGGTACTACTAGTAAGAAGAAGAATCCTGCCAGTCAGGCTCTTAACGTACTGACTGAGCTAGAGGCGCTGGGCACATCTCTACCCATTATTCATGGTAAGAGTACTAACATAACCGACGTACTAGACCAGCTGTCAGCGGGCTCTATATCTGGCGCTATAGCCAGTGAGGGTATCTTGAGCCTAGGTGTGAGCATACGCTCTATTGGTAGTATTATAATGGCCGCCGGCGGTAAGGGAGGAGTAGACGGTGTATCTATGATTCAAAAGGTGGGCCGGGCCTTACGCGTTAAAGAGGGTAAGCGTAACCCACCTATAATTGACTTCGTGGATCCACAGGGCTGGTTCCACTCTCAGAGTGAGGCGCGTATTAGAATAGCCACTGATACATACGGCGGTGATCACGTCACTGTATTCGCTACTTGACACTAGCTTCCTAGCATGCCCATGCCTTGCGGGCCTTGCATAAGCGCTTGTTAGGTGTCTTGCGACAGTCTATATCGTGCATATCCGCCTGGCCTGCGCTACGCGCACAGAAGCTCTTACGGCGGGCCGCATCTACCTTATTCTTGGGATTAGGAGCAGGGGGCTTCAGGTTAGAGCCAGTAGCGCGATTGTAATCAGCGCGGCCCTTAGCTGTTAGCCCTCCGTCCGGATCCTTGTGCTCTTTCTTAAAAGTGAAGCTCTTCTTCTTAGCCATAGTTATTAACAGACATTAGAAATTGTGTTAGAATTAATCTCAATCCCTAGTAGGGTTTGAGATTCACCATTATCATACTCAACGTAATTGGTTAATAGTAGGTGTTATTGTGTATTAGTTTTAAACCCTACTAGAGATTGAAACTGATTGAATTATGGTAGATTCCCAATCCGAATATTGATAAGATAACTTTTTATTTAGGAGACACAAAGTGATTACTGCAAAACAATTAAAAGAGTTTTTGGCGACCGTTGAAGACAATGCGCTTATTTTTATAGGGAAAAGCGAAGGGATGTCTTATGGTTGCCAAAATTTTATGGTTAAGAAAGAATTGTTTATAGAGAAAGAAGACCAGTTTCTTGATTCTCTAATTTGGGACCATGACTTCGATGACGAAGAAATTGAAAAGCTTGAAAAGCAAGCTATCGAGCGACAAGCTGTCTATTTACATTACTACCCAGATTGGGGAGAAGATTAAATATTAAGGAAAAAGAAGCAATTAAATTTAAGCTTTATTAGAGATTGAAACTGACACTAAACAATGAATCAAACGCAACTAGATAAAAAGATCGATCAATTTCTAAGAAAGAAATTAACCAAAGCAGAACTAAAAGAGATGGGAATAAAACCACGCTCTTTAATCTTAACAATACGCAATATTATCGAAAGGTATCTACCTATTATTTGGACTAATCTTAGAGAAGATGTTCCTTATGGATGGGAGCAATTTTTTGAATGTTTTCGTTTATGGCAAGAATTAATATCTGAGAAAGATCGTACTAATTCTTGCAAAGGATTGTTTTTCTGGTTTCTTAGTGATAAGCAATGGTATCTTGGCAATGAATAAACATTAAAACTTTATATGTAAAATTAATCGGAGTCACAATATGTTTTATGTAGAACTGTTAAATTCTTGCTATTCTTACTCTTCTATTCAAGACAGTCAGTCAGAAGAACCTGTTGAAAACTATCCTCAACAGAGTCAAGGATTTTTCAGTGATATTAATAAAAACCGTCAAACTCAAAAAGGATTAGAAGGTTATTTACAAACCTTTCTAAATATTTGGAATCGAGAATTAGAGCCTGATGGTGAATTTAGTTGGCAGATTATTCGGTTTCAGTCTAAAGAAACAAAAAGTTTTATGTTAGCCATTGTTTTCTCTACACAAGAGTACGGAGAAAAACCTCAACCCGTTTCTGAATTAGAACAAAAGCAACGAATAGAATCTCTTAATCAACTAATAAAACAGAAAAATGATTTAATTTGTTCAGTTTCTGATACAAAAATTATTATTATCAAGCGCAATGAACAAAAACTCTGGACTTGTGGTATGGCGCGTAAAGACGCAGGAGAGGCAATGCTTCAACTTCTTAATTTGCAAGAATCTCAAAAGAATCAAGAAAATCAATATGCTTGACAAGCATTAAAAATTGTAGTAAGATAAATTTAGGTAAGGGTTAGTGGCCGAGTAGTCGAAGGCAACAGACTGTAAATCTGTAGAGTAATTCCACGCTGGTGCAAATCCAGCCTAACCCACTAAAAATAATAACCATAGGAGTAAATCAATGGACGAAACAATTACAGTTTATGTCACAAAATACGCTTTGACAAGTGGCATTATAAAGTGCAGTGGAAAAATCTGCCATGGGGTATTTTCCCCGGATAATCCCCGTAAATTTAATATGTTAATGCTAGACGGATTTACCTCAAAAGAGTATGTGCTAACGGAAACAGAAGCTCAAAAAGTCTTTGAAGAAAAGAGACTTAAAGCAATTAAACAAACTGAAAGAAAACTTGAAAAACTGAAGAATCTAAAAATGCAACTCAATGAGTATTAAATGAATTTATTAACTCGTGACTGGTGGTATAATTTAATAGGTACTAGAGACGGGAATTGAACCCGCAAAACTTAATTAAATCTACTCCTGACGAAACGCCCTTCCCTCACTCAATCTTTGCCAAGTTCGGTGGATTCGCAAATTTCAGTTTTGAAACAAAAAACAAAGGTGTTTTTTGTATTAAGTCCCTTTTCGGTTGAAGGCTACGTTTCAGCCTTTAGCTACCAAGCTACTCTAGTATTTCAATTTTATCAGAGACTTCTAAAATTGTCAATCCTTGCATGACTACTTATGTTCTTTATTATTATTCATGGTCTGAGTGGCTCAGGTAAGACTGAAGCCTCTAAATGTTTATCTAAGTTACTGGGGGTAGAAGAGATTCATCCTATAGCTCCATGGAAGCGCTTCACAGAGAAATACTATGGATTGCCAGAGGGGGCCCTCGATACAACAGAATACAAAGAGTATACGCCCAATGGTATGAATATAACCATGAATCAGTTCATGGTTAATCTCTATCACTTCATGAGAGAAAATGACCGTTACTTCTCTAGTCGTATGATGCGGACTGAGATACAGCACCATATCAGCGAGGGTATACCTACTCTTCTATTGTCCCTACGCAACCTGGAGGAGGTAGAGGTAATAGAGAGTATGCTATCTACATTGATTAATAGATGTTGTATAGTAATCAATATAAGCCGCTCGTCTGAGCAGGTACTGAGTAGTGATGTTAATTATCAGGCTATTAAGGATCGTCTGGCCCGCCTTAATGGGGCAGGCGTTCATTATATAGACATAGTTAATGACTACCGCAGAGTATCAGACTTGAAGAAAGCACTAGAGAGATTGCTTAAGATTTATGTCAATACTAGATGACAGACCGTGGTACTACGTTATATATAAGGGCCCCGATTCTTATATAGGTGTGACTGATTATCTCGCGGCCGTGGCGTATGATAGTCGGACTAGTCTAAGTTTTATGACACAGCAGAGTAGATTACTCAATTACCTGAAGAAGGGCCGCGCAGATTATAAGGCCAGTATCTGTGTAGCCCGTGCTATTAGGCCTGCCAGTGTAACAGGTTATGGTAACTATCTAGTAAGACGGAAGGGACACCTATCAGTTATTGAGCGGTGTGATGTTAGTACTCCTCATAGTCATAAGTATTTGAAGTTAGCGCGGGCCGAGTTGATTATCTATCTCGAATGCGAGATGGACCGATGGAGTAAAACAATTAGGACTATACGGAGATTAGATGCAGATAACGTTCAACGGCCCCTATCAGATGCTGCTGGGTCCGGCAGGGAGTGGTAAGACAACATACATACAAAGTTTGAGTAAGGCTCTCATCACTAGTAGTACTGGTGTGAGCGCTATTAATGCGGGCGGTACTACCGTTCATGCGGCCCTCCAGTTCTTCGACACTACTAGTCTATTACGCTCCGCTTCCAGTGGAGCGTTGGCCACTAAGCTACGGGCTATATCTAATCTATTTGATACCCTAGTCATAGATGAGATCAGTATGTTACATGGCCCGCAACTAACTATTATCCATCACGTAATGGAAAAGAGTAACATAAATATGAATCTTCTACTCGTGGGGGACTTCTGTCAGTTACCACTAGTACCAGATAAGAAGGTCACTAGCACGCCAGTCTATCAAACAGACTGCCTGCAGAGCTTCGATATACAGTACTTACGAGAGGTCAGGCGTCAGAGTGACCCCGGCTTTATACAGGCACTGACTAGCGTAAGAGAAGGGCGGCCTCAGGAAGCAGTAGATTGGTTCATGGATAATGTAGAGTTTGTCAATCAGATCGATGATAACTACGCGGGCACTACTATCCTGACTACTAATGATAGTGTAGATAGATATAACGCCGTGCACCTAGCACAACTAGAAGGGCCTAGTCGCCTCTACACTAAGAACTACGTTATACCGAAGGGGGGGAGGGCCGCTCCTGAGTGGAGCCAAATACCCGAATCAGTAGAGCTGAGGAAGGGCGCGCGCGTTATTCTACTCCGTAACAGACTACCTGCGTACGCTAATGGCGATATCGCTATAGTCAAGGAGCTTATGACTAATACTATACTGGTGACAGTAGAACGTACCGGTCAGGAGACTATCATTGAATACGTGACACGAGATAATAAAGAGCTCGGCACTAACAAGCTACTGGGCCGCTGCCACTACTTACCCGTTAGACTGGGCTATGCCCTCACTGTTCATCGTAGTCAGGGGCTCACGCTTAATAACGTACAGGCTCGTCTCAGTAATTTACGTTGGCTCAGCGGGGGCCTCTATACTATTCTTAGTCGTGTACGTCACTATAGCGGCCTCCGCCTGATAGGTACACGATCCACCTTCTGTAATAGTTGCTATATAGAGCCCTCTATCCTTAAATTCTATAATCAGTTAGGTACTAAATCATAATGTTCGATTTACTTAGATACTTGCGGGGGCGTATATCTGACTTCCGCGAACCACATCAATCTCGTACGGCCCTTGGCGACGAGATCTTCTGCTGGTTTTACGGCACTCGCCGTCTCGCGTGTGTTAGATGGATTAAGGGTGGTTATTGTATTATTCCTAACTACCGCCCTAATCTATTGAGCTTCTTATCTACATTCAAGTCTGCTCAACAATACAATGACGAGGAGGCACCTGATGCCGTATACCAGGCCTATAGAAACCTATTTGATAACAATGGGTGAACTACTGTGAGGTAGAATCTTTCATCAATTATTAGTGGCCCCCCTACACTTTGGCAGGGGGGCTAGTTTTCGGTACTTGTTAGATATACTTTGGTTATTCGCTATTATTAGTTTAAGGGAAAGATAAAATGCACCAAAATATAAGCACCGATGAAGCAATCAAGCTACTCAAAGAGGATGATAATGCTGATTGGTCATGGTCGGGCGCTGAGGCTTTAGTCGGGTATCTAGAAGGTTTAGAGGATAGCCTTGATAAATCTATCGAATTTGATAGAGTCGCTATCCGGTGTGAGTATTCAGAATACTCTAGCGCTCTAGAAGCGGCCGAACATTACGGCTTTATACCAGAAGATGATGAGGATGAGGATGATGTAGAGTCATCTGCTATTACTTATCTAGAAGACAGAACAACAGTAATTAAATTTGATGGGGGCGTTATTATTCAACAATTTTAATTAATTAGTTAGATATAAAGTATCTTAACGAGTATTCTTTTGCTTAGTCTATTCTTATTGATAATAAGAATAATTAGTTATACTGTTATTCCAGTTGTCTTGAAATAACAGTATGTGGTGCAACATATTGTCGTCCATACAGAGGGTATAAATGCTTACTGAATTTTTGCATGATTGGGTCAAGTCTGAGCCTCAGATTTGTGGGTATGGGTTGGGTACTTTTCGGAATACCTTTTTTATCGAACTATCTTGGGGTGATTGGATTTCTATCTCTACCTCTGGTCCTAATCCCTTTTTGTTAGATCGGGGGTCGCTTGCTAAGTTGATATATTTTTTCCAAATGCGTCTAGATAGCTTTGGCTATGGTTGGGTTATTCAACGATTACCTAATAGTTATACTGTGACAGTTACTGTGAACCCCAATATTTACGAGACTTCACGTTGTTTTGTCTCTCGACAAGAGTCTCTCATTGAGGCTTTGCTAGAGGTGTATTTAAAGGTGGTTGCTTATAAGAAAAAGTCGTTTTACGTCCAGTAAAAGAGGAGGCATCTGATGAAAGAGATTAATCCAAACTATTGGGCGCCCCATAACGATTATGGGGCGCCCAATAATGATTATCTATGGGATGCACCTATACCTATTACTAACCCGCCAATAGCAAACGGTGATACTTTATACTATAGCTTCTACGTTTATAATGCTGGGATGTTTTATTATACACTGACACTGTTCGCTAAGGGCGATTTCTATGAAGATAATTGATAGTACCAAAAGGAGGCATCTGATGAAAGAGATTAATCCAAACTATTGGGCGCCCCATAATGAGAAATGGGTGCCGTATCGTGAATGGGCTGCACCTATACCTATCACTAACCTGCCAATTTTAGCAAACGGTGATACTTTATACCATAGCTTCTACGTTTATTATGCTGGGGGGCCCGCCATGTTTTATTATAGACTAGCAGGAAATGTATTATATAACATTCTAGGTGAAGGTGACTATTTCGATGAAGATTATTAATTGTAACGGTTGGCTTAGTAGTAATTGGGGCCCACATATGTCTATATCTAAATCCATTACTGACCTAGCGATTCTAGCAAACGGCGATAATTTATATTATACATGGTTCTATGAAAGTATAATTGGGGCCTATACTCTTGAATTAGACAGGTTATATGCTTCTGTCGACTGGTTTTATTGTAAACTGCGTTTTTATCAGCACGCTTTATTTAACATAAACTGGTATATTGATATTTTAGGTGAGGATATCTATCTCTATGAAAACAATTAATCCAAATTGCTGGGCCCCGTATGAGTGTAATGTACCTGTACCTATCACTGCCCCGCCAGTAGCAAATATCAATAATTTATACTATAGCTTTTATCTTTATAATTCTAGAGGACTTGCTATATTTTACTATAGACTGTCGGGGATAGTATTATATAACGTTCTATATGAGAATGATTATTTCGATGAAGAAGATTAATTCTGACAATTGGGCTCCTCTTAATAGAAGAGCCCCGCATGCGTGGACTTCATACATACCTATCACTAATCCGCCTCTAGCAAGCGTTGATAATTTATACTATAGCTTTTATGATGTGGTGCTGTTTTATTATATACTGGAAAGAGTAGCATCATATAACATTTTGGATGAGGATAATTACTTTTATGAAGATGATTAATTGTAATGGTTGGGCTCCTCGTAATAAGGTTCCGTATGAGTGGGGCGCACCCATACCTATTACTAACCCGTTGATAGCAAACCATATTAGTTTATACGATAACTTTTATGTCAGAGGAGTCGCTTGGGTTTACTATAACCTATCTGAGCCTACTATAACCTACCATTATTTCTATGAAGAAGATTAATTGTAATGGTTGGGCTCCGCGTAATATTAAATGGGCTCCGTCTGGATGGGGGGCATCTGTACCTACTGCTGTCCCTCTAATAGCAGATAATAATAAGTTATTCTATAACTTCTATTTTTATCATAGTGGAGGGCCCGCCAGGTTTTACAATAGACTAGTGGGAGTAGTGTTGTATAGCTTTCTAGATGAAGATAATTGATTGTAATAATTGGGTCCCGCATAATAAGTCAAATATACCTATTACTGACCCGCTTATTAATGCAAAAGGCTTATTCGTATTTTCTAATGCCGGAGGAGTCGCTTGGGCTTACTATAACCTATCATGGTTTACTAAAAACTATCATTACTTTTATGAAGATGATTAATTGTAACGATTGGGCGCCTCATAGTAATAACGATTGTTGGACTCCACGTAATAAGTTGAGTATACCGATACCTATTACTGACCCGCCGATTTTATCAAATGGTGATAATCTATACTATCTATGGTTCTATCGTTACTACCATGAAAGCATGGGCCTCGGGGTCTATATCCCTGAATTGGATAAGTTACATGTTTCTATCGACTTGTTTTATTATAGACTAGCATATTTGTTATATGACTTTCTAGGGGAAGGAGATTATTTCGATGAAGATGATTGATTTTAATAACTGGACTCGGCTTAATAACTTGGGTACACCTGTACCTAAACCTATTACTGATCTGCCCGTTAACCTACACGGATTATTAAGCCAGTCTTTGTTTTACTTCAGACTGGGTAGGAGTATGTTTTTATGAAGACTATTATATGTAATGAGTTGACTCTACACAATAAGCTTAGAGCCTCTATGCTTATTGAGCCTTCCGTTAGAGCAACCGGCTTAATGCCTAGGTTTTATTTAATGAGCAGGTACTACATAGGTTCGTTTTACTCTAGATTATATAGTGCTCTAAATAAGAGCGGTTATTTCAATGAAGATGATTAGTTGTAATAATTGGGCTCCTCGTAATAGAAAATACCATCTATGGACCTATCGTTACTACTATGAAAACATGGGTATCGAGGTCTATATCCCTGAATTGAACAAGTTACATGTTACTATCAACGTATTTTATCATAGACTAGCATATATGTTATATAACGTTCTAGATGAGGACGGTTATTTAGATGAAGATAATTAATTGTAACAATTGGGCCCCACGTAATCAGTTGGATATACCTATACCTATTACTGACCCGCCTGTTAGAGTTTATAATTACGGCTGGCTTGTAAATATCGATTGGTTTTATTATAGGCTGGTAAGCGCGTTATATAACATTCTAGATGAGGACGGTTATTTCAATGAAGATGATTAATTGTAATGGTTGGGCTCTGAACAATAAGCTTAAGACCTCTATGCTTATTGAGCCTTCCGTTGGTGACCTACAGGTGTATTTTGTTTGTAGTCCTGGGAGACTCGCCTGGTTTTACTATAGGCTGGGAGGATTTGGGTTATATGGCCTTTTA